GAAAAAACATTGAAAAAAGTGTTGTCAAAAAACATTATTTATGCTAACATATAATTGTAAGGAAGATATGAAATAAAAAATAAGAAACGAAAGGGGAATAAAAAAATGATGTCAGTAAAAGAGTTAGATACAAAGGTAAGAAACGGTGAGTTAAAATATCATCACACGGCGAAGGCATTAGGGTATGTATCGCGTAGAACGCCTAGGGAAGAGTATAAGATAGAATCTTATATTGGAAGATTTGGAAAAGGATATAAAGTTCACAAGCCTAGTTTTGATTCAACTCGCTATCACGATATTAGCTATTATGTTGAACAGTAAAAAGGAGGATTAAAAAATGGTTAAAGCCGCAATAATGTACAGCAAAGATAACAACACAGTGACCATAGAAGCCACAGCAAAAACATTATTTGCACTACTGGATGAATTACAGCAAGTTGACTACGAGTACATAGCCAGCGGATACCAATTCAGAGCCGCTTCAATAATGCGTATCTGTGAACGCGAAAATTAAATCTCAGAAAAGACTGTTCTACTTGCTATAGAACAGTCTTTTTTTGACATTATTACGATATTATGATATAATATAAGAGTAGAAACTTCATTAAGAAAGGAGTTGTCGGATGAATAAAAAAGGTAAATCTTTTCTGACTTACAAATTTACACGCGCTCAGACAGCCGTCATTTTAGACGCGCTATCTCAGTATATAGCGCGCGAATCAAGAGGCACGCTCATAGCTACAGATCTTCACGATTCAATTTTTAGTGAAGTCGATAATAAAATTTCACACGCAGAGGTTAAACGATATGGCGAAAAGAAGAAAATCTAAAGTTTCAAAAGTGGTATCTGAATACCGCAGAATCAGGCGTAATTTTTTGGCGCGTGTTCGTGCATGGTCAAGGCGCGGTTTCATATTTTCGGATGATGTCATTCCGTCTATACCTAAAAAAATCACGCAAGGCAGTATTAACCGTTTGAATAAAATTAATAAGAATTTGGAAAAGTATCAAAAAGCTTATGTTGATTTCAACACAGGCGAATTATTCACTCCGCAGGAAGGGCGAAAGCGTTATCGTCAAGATCGCAAATTATATCAAGGTGGAGGTTATGAAGAAGCACCGCAGGCCAGCAAAATTATAATTGAAAATTTTTATGAATTAATTTCATCATACGTTTACGGTTCACCGTGGAAAGGTCGCCAGACAGATCGACGCGATTTTGCAGTTGCGTGGTTGAATGATGCAATTACAAGGTGGGGCGAAAATCGAGTTGCTAATATGCTTGAACAGGGAAAAGCAAATGGAAATTGGCTTTCAACGCGTGAAGCCTACGATGCCATCAAACTTCAAAACAGCTTGCGTTCGATGGCATCGACTTTAGGTGCACCAGCGGAAGAAGTGGATGCAGTTGTGGACAGTCTTTGGGATGATTATTTTTAAGAAACCATTAAAAGGGGATCAAAAATTATGTTATATTTTGCCGCTGATTTTGAAACAACGGTGGACGAAAACACAAAAGAGCAAAAAAGCACAGAGGTTTGGTCAGCGGCGTTTGCGCAGTTATATTCAGGCGTTGTTCAGGTTTACAATAATATTGATGATTTTTTGGCATATTTTGAGCATTTAACAGAACAAAAAGTTATTGTCTGGTTTCACAATATCAAGTTCGATGGAGCATTTTTTCTAACAACATTAATCAATCGTGGTTTTAAATTTAAAAAACGTGAACGAAAATTTGATAAGTTATACAAAGGTGAATATGATTGCGTTATTTCTGGCGAAAATCGTTGGTATTCAATAACAGTATGTTTCGGAAGAACTAATGTTGAGTTTCGCGACAGTGCTAAATTAATGCCTATGTCGTTAAAAGCAATGGGCAAGGCGTTTAAAACAAAGCATCAAAAATTAGAAATGGAGTACAAGGGAGAACGCCACGCAGGCGGCATTATCAAGCCGGACGAGATGCAGTATATCATCAATGATGTATTGGTATTGAAAGAAGCACTGGAATATATGTTGAATCAAGGAAATACACGATTAACAATTGGTTCAAATTGCTTGCATGAATACAGACAGGGTTTTTCAAAAGGCGAATGGCTGGTATTATATCCAGACTTGAAAGCAATCAAATTGCCTGAGCAATTCGGCTACTCAGACGCTGATTCATATATTCGCCGATCGTATCGTGGCGGATGGTGTTATGTGAAACGGGGCATTGAAAATCAGTGGATAAACCAGAGCGGAAGAACATATGATGTTAATAGCCTGTATCCGTCTGTGATGCACAGTAAATCCGGAAATATATACCCTGTAGGCAGGCCGCATTTTTGGGTGGGGGAAATTCCATCAGAAGCAAAACATGAAAATATTTATTTTTTTGTTCGTATAAAAGTGCGTTTTAGAATTAAAGACAAGCATCTTCCTACTGTACAGATTAAGGATTCATTAATGTATCGTTCAACAGATTGGTTAATATCATCAGATGTTCAATCAAACGGAAAATTTTATCCGTATTATTGGGATTCTGAGGGCGTATTAAAAATGGCATACGCTGAGATGACGTTAACTTGTACTGACTTGAAATTATTTTTTGCGCACTATGATATAATTGAAATTGAATATTTACACGGGTGTTGGTTTTCAACGGTATGTGGATTATTTGATGATTATATCAACAAATACATGGAAATTAAACAAAATTCAACAGGAGGGGCGAGAACGGAAGCAAAATTGTTTTTAAATAATTGTTATGGAAAACTGGCATCCTCTGATGATAGCAGTTATCGGGAACCGTTTTTGGATGAAGATGGTATTTTGCGTTTCATTTTTCATGAAGAACATAATAAGCAGACAATTTCAATCGCACAGGGTTCCGCTATCACGTCATATGCAAGGTATTTCACGATCACGCATGCGCAACAAAATTTTGACGCTTTTTTGTACGCTGATACAGATAGCATTCATATGTTAGATGTTGAGCCGCAGGGGATTAAGGAACATGCAACAGCATTACTGTGTTGGAAGTGCGAAAGCGAGTGGAGCAGGGCAAAGTATATCAGGCAGAAAACGTATTGTGAATTTGTTCGTTGCGAAGATCACAAAAAAGTAAAACCTTACTGGCTTATAAAATGTGCGGGTATGCAGGACAGATCAAAGGAGTTTTTTCTAAAGACAAGACCCATCACGGCGTTTGATTACGGTCTAACTATGCCGTCACAGCTAAAACAACGTTATATTAAGGGCGGTGTTTTGCTGGTCGATGATGATTACACATTGTATGAGCACAGAGCCTATAAACCGCCTAAAAAATTTGGAAATGTGGAAGAAAAAAGTTCAGAAAAGCTTGATTTTTAGCTGGTTTTATGCTAAGATAATAATGAACCAAAACTATGAAAGAAAGGAGAAGATAAAAAATGAGAGGATGCATTACAAGAAGTTTTTCCAAGGCAGTAGGTCATTTTTCCCGCTACGATATGACTTCCGGCTCCATGGTGGAAGTTGGGACAGTCGAGTGTAAGGCCGGGAAAAAGGTTGATGCAAAAAAGCTGATGAAGCTTGCAAATGCTCAGTGGCCGGGATATGTCGGGACGCTGATTTGCACGTCTATTGAGACGGTGGAAGAAAAGCGTTACATGACAGAAGAAACATTCATTGCAAATTCTCTTCCGCTGTAATCCACCGATGATGAGGAAGCAGAACAGGAAGAAGAGTAAAAGTTAATCAAAGAATAGGAGAGTAAAAACATGGAAAGAACTTTAATTTGCACAACTGAAGATAAAAAGAAAATGTACAAGGCAATCAATAACGGAAGCTTACAGCTAAAAGATTTTCCCGGTCTGGAAATTAACGTTACTGATATTATTCAGGTCGACAGCGTGAGAAAGGAAACGGGAGAAGAAGCAGTGAACACGGTTTTGATATCCGATACAGGTGAATGCTATGCTACGTTATCCCCCACGGTTGATGATAGCGTGCATAACATGGTAGAGATTTTCGGGTTTCCTTCTCAGGATAATCCGATCGCAGTTGAAGTCAAAACCGGAAAAAGCAACGCGGGAAGAGAATACTTTTATCTGGATGTTGTGTAAAAGCAACAAGAAAAATTTAATTTTTAATAGATTATATAGGGTCTCTCATTGGGAGGCCCTTTTTACTAATAAAAATGTTTTATGTGAAACATTTTAAGGGTTGTTAAAATGGGTCAATATTATAGGTTAGACAGATTGTTGTCGAAAAAGGACATTAACGGAAACACGCCTGAAATTTACATTGTTGCGGGAAACCGTACAGCAGGCAAAACCTTTGCGATTAAAGAATTTATGTTACGTGATTTTTTGAAAAACGGGCATCAGTTCATGTTACAATTCAGAAAAAATTATGATATATCAGATTGTGAGAAATCCTTCATGGATGATTTGCGTGATTTATTTCCCGATTATGATATACACGCAGAATCAGAGAGACGCGGGGCTTATAAAGTTTTATATTTATCAGGCGGGAAATTTAATGAACCTGTAGAATGTGGGTTCGCAACGTATTTGAATGCATATGAATCAATAAAACGTGCGGCGTCCCGTTTTTCCGCTGTTTATAATCGCTTTATGGACGAATTTCAGTCTGAAAACGGTGATTATATTGATAGGGAAATATCAAAATATATGTCAATTCATTACAGCATTGCGAGAGGTTATGGCAAACAGTACCGTTATGTTCGCGAATTTTTAGCGTCGAATACGTTCACAAAATATAATCCGTATTACATAGCGCTAGGGATTTCAGATCGATTGGAACATAATTCAAAATTCGTTCGCGGCGATGGTTGGGTGTTGGAAATAACTAACAACGATAATGCAAGGGAGTTGATGCTAAGTTCTGGATTCTCAAAAGCTTTTGGCGGTACAAGTTATGTGCAGTCGGCGGCAAAAAATAAACACATTTTAGACAATGATGCTTTTGTTTCTGCTGAAAATACACGTGGTATGCTATATTGGGGCACTATCGTTTTTTACAACGACGAATCCGATTCTCCGGATAAAATTGCTGTGTATGTCGGACAGAACAAATGTTATGTGTGTTCAAAGGTAAATTTTGAACACAAACGTGTGATAACTTTTAACCCGCGAACGCACACTGAGGACACATTATTGACTTCCGACAACGTGGAACTTATTCGATTTTTTCGGGATTCTTTCGATCGCGGTTTTATGTATTTTGAAAGCGGAAAAATTAAGAAGATTGTTCTTGACATTATGCGATATAATTGATATAATAATATAGAGGACGTATGTTGTTATCATTATTGTGTCCGACCTATCGGGAAAGCGTAGAAAGCGCTGTCGGGACAAGTCAATCGGCGATCCCACGGTTGATTGATAGCGGCATACGTTTCTTCATTTTCAGAACTTAAAAAAAGGAAAGTGTGGTGACGCAATGAAAAGGGAAGAGTTTATTGCAATTTTGAAACGTATTGCAGGGATGGGGCTGGATGAAGAAGCAGGCGAAGTATACGACGAAGTGTTTATTTCTAATGAAATTAACAGAGCGGCGGACGAATACGAAAACACAGTGAAGGACAGAGACAGAATTAAACAGCAGTACATCGATGATTTCACAAAACCTGCGGCAGTTGAAACAGTGGAAGAAGTGAAAGAGGAAAAGGAACCTGTGAAACTGGAAGATTTTCTTAATTTGTAAGAAGGGAGAAAAAAGTATGGCTACAAAAGCAGTAAAAAGCGTGCCTATGCTGTTATCTGCGTTCAATGAAACGCTGGCGGGCACGCAGTGGGAAGGAATTATTCCTGAACCTACAAGCGACAATATCATCAACTATGGTGGCACGCTGATTAATTATCAGCCAATCATGAACCGTTTTGTAAACTGGCTGGTGAACAGAATCGCGTTTGCGGTCGTTCGCAAAATGTATTTTTCAAACCCGTATGCGTTTGCGAAGCGTGGACTGATTCGTTACGGTTACACGATCGAGGATATTTGGGTTGACATTGCGCAGGCTCACCCGTATATGTCTGACACGGACGACGCGGCTATGCTGAAATGGGAACGCCCAAATATCCGCGCAGTCTACCACAACCGTAACCGGGAAGAGTTTTTCAAGCAGACTGTGACCGAACAGGATTTACGCGCGGCTTTTACGTCTGAGCAGGGCGTTGCGGAACTGGTTGATCGTATCATCAACGGAATGTACACTTCCAACGACGTGAGCGAGTTTGTGTATACAATCGCACTGTTTTCTGAATATGCAGATGCGGGCAAGTTTCATCTCGTGGGCGCAACGGAACCCACAGATGAGAACAGTGCAAAATCGTTTTTAACAACACTGCGTACTGTTTCCAACAATTTCCTGTTCCCGTCCAGACAGTACAACGCCATGGGAGTTATGAATACCACTTCCCGCGACAATCAGAGACTGTTTATCACTCCTAGTGCGGATGCAAACGTTTCTGTACAGGCACTGGCTTATGCGTTTCACATGGAAGAAGCACAGTTTTTAGGTCGTGTCACCCTGATTCCTGAGATTCCGGGACATCCTGAAATTATCGCAATCGTAGCAGATGAAGAATTTTTGAACATTTACGATAACCTTTTTGAAACCCGTGATTTTGAAGATCGCGAACATCTCAGTTGGAATTACTGGTTACATGTATGGCAGACCTATTTTCTCAGCCCGTTCCACAACGCTGTTGCAATCGTGACCGGAAATGTTCCGACCGTCACGCAGGTTACTGTTAGTGGCGCAGAAACCTACACCGCAGGTGCGTCCAGTCAGTACACCGCCGCAGTGACCGGAACAAACAGCCCCGCACAGGCAGTTATCTGGTATGTGACAGGAAATACTGACCCGTCCACGCGTATTGATGATAACGGAATGCTGTACGCAGGAAGACAGGAAACCGGAACGCTGACAGTACACGCGCAAAGTTATGCAGACAATACGAAAACGGGAACGAAATCCGTAACTGCGGCAGGGGGCTGATTAAATGAATAACGTAGAAGTGAGAGCGTTACAATCGAATACGTTTCAGCTTCTTTCCAGTATTCCGATAACACCTACTCAGCAGTTGTATTTCAACTCAACTGCTGAGCGGGATGCTTATTTTGATAGCCACGTTATTTGGACATTCGCTGATATGAAATTTGTACGCGATCACAGAGCGTTAAAAGTGGCGTTGAACGTGGAAACGCTGGAAGCCGCTAATTATATGCGTTTTAGGAATAACGCATATAATGGCATCTGGATGTACTGTTCTATTGACCGCGTGGAATATGTGAATCCTAACGCGTCATTAATCTATTTTACAATCGACGCGTGGCAAACCTATTTTATGAATGTTGAAATACGGGATTGCGATATTGCGCGGGAGCATGTGCCCGTCGGAAGCGCGTACAATTATAACACGGTTGCGGAAGGCGTAGACTATGGGGATTATGTTATCAATTCCGAACAGGTGTACACGCTGGATTCAAAGGACGAAGTAACCACCTATGTGATAATTTCAACTATTAATCTGGTTAATTCCGGGGGCACTGTTGACAACCCGGTTATTTACGGCGCGTGGGGCAACGAGATTCAAGGCTTGCCGACGGCGTGTGAAATTGATTATCTGGACGCCACAACAGCAAACATTTCAACGTTTTTTCAGACAATAGCCGACTATCCTTGGATAGCACAGGGAATTATTTCTATCTTTCCTTTTCCTGCCGATTTTATTCCGAAAGCTGGAACAACTATGACAGCCACAGGGCTTGTCATAGGTCGGGTACACGGAAATATTTTAGGCGGTGGAAAGCGTATCATTGAACAGGCATGGAAGTCAATGTTTCCAGCGTTTTCACAAGGGAAGCTGTATTGTTATCCGTATTCGTTTATTGAAATTGTGGTGGATGATGGCACAAGTTTAATAATCAAGCCGGAACTGCTAGAAAATGACAATTTGCAGTTAGTGTGTAACGGTTGCTGTATTCCAATCGGACAAGTACTTGTGGCAGTCGCTAATTACGCGGGCAATGACGCAGGTGCAACCGGAACGGATTCTCTTTTCGGTTCTGTATTGTTTTCCGGTTTTCCGTCTTTTCCTGTTCAAAATGACCAATACACCGTGGCGAAGCAACAGGCCATCAGCACCTACGAATTAATTCATCAGCAGAATTGGAAGAATATGGAAATTGGTGCAATCACAAGCGCGTTTTCAACCATAGCCGACGGTGCAATCGCCGGAGATGATGGAGGGTTGGCTGGAATTGCTGGCGCTCTGGCTGGTGGAATAAACTGGGCGGGAAACCAGGTAATGTCAATAGTCAACGAACAACAAGCGGCCGCGCGCGACAGGCAAAAAATCGATCAAATGCAAGGCTCTGTGACATTAAGCGGTCAGCAGTCCAACGGCGCACAGGCATTGCTGATGACAATGTCTCAGGGTTTAAGTGTGAGAATACGGGCGTGGTGCTTGAAGCCGGAATTTCAACAGAAGCTGGAGCAGTATTTTGATGCTTTCGGCTACAAGTCTAATCGAATAGGCGTTCCGAATATGAACAACCGTCCGCGCTATAATTATGTGCGTTGTAATTCGGTGAACATTTACGGCAATATTCCGCAGGAGCATTTATCGACTATAAGAAACATGTTTTTGAACGGCGTTACGTTTTGGCACGACCACGATAACGTGGGAACCTACGGGAATAACGGTTAGAAAGAAGGTGAGAAAATGGGCAGGGGAAACATGAAAAAGAAGCCGCTGGGGCTGGATGGGTTCGGCTATTCGCAGAATGTCACAAAAGCGTTTATGTGGCGTGTCACGTTCAACAATTATATTGAGCACCTGTATCTGCTTGCGGTGTCTCGTTTTCAATATAAAAATCTTCCACCAACCGTTTCACGTCGAGTGATTGAAAAATCCCTGATTGAACGGGGAAGCGTATTGTTTTTTAAAAACGACATCATGGGTTTTCTGGCGCTCCCGGCTACTGCGGCATCACGTGTAAATATCTACGATGTGCCTAAAGTACGGCGAGTGAATACAGCAAGCGGCTATCACACAACACGAACAGAGCAGAACAGCGTGTTGATCTTCAATGACGATACCAGAACACCGTTTATTGACACGATTGCCTTTTACGCGAATAAGCTTACACGGCTGGAAATGGCAAAAGATGCAAATATTACGCAGTTAATGCGTCCAAAGATCATCCGCACTAATAAGGATAATGAAAACAGCGTCCGTCAGATGCTTAATAAAGCTGAGTTAGGCGAACCGTATATTCTGTATGAAGATGAGGACAATATTTTATCGGGTGGAAATGGAACGGAAATTCTTGACTTGACAAGCCCGATTATTATTCCGGACATCGACAAGGCAAAATTCACGGTGCTGGGCGAATATCTCTCACGGCTGGGATACAACAACATTAACATTTACAAGTCAGAACATTTAACAGTCGATGAAGGCAATGCAAATAATGAAAACATCATGGCGTTCAGAGAATCCGCCTTGCAGAGCAGACGGGACGGCCTAGAGCAGGTCAACCGTATGTTCGGATTGAATATTGAGGTTGAATTTTCTCCGAACGTTCACGTTGACAGACAGGGCATTTTAACACCGTCTGAAAAAAGTGAGCGGGAAGGGTACGCGGGAACAGCAGAAAAAGAGGTGAGCGAATAATGGCACATTTTACAACTACATTGAGAGACATCATCTATCATTATTCGCAGGAAGATGACCCGATCACTATTGCTGAGCGTATCGGACAGGAAACCGGGCGTTACCCGTTCATTTTGCCTGGACAAGATGTTCCCGTTGAACAGCGTATCAAGACAGCGCAGGATTCTATTATTTCATCGGATATTGAATTTTATAACGATGAAATGAAATCGGAGTTTTGGATGCAGTTTTGTTTGTCAAACCTGATGCGTGAGATTGAATATGAGGAAATTGCCATGTGGATTTTGCAATTCAATTTGAATATCCGGCGCGTGATATGGCGGTATAATAAGCTGTATGAAACGCTCTCGGCGGATATTGACCTCTTAAATTCTCATCGCAGGCAATTACTGCGCAACACGAACGGAAGCGAAGATAGACAGACAACCGATCACGGAACTTCTTCAAGTACATCAAGCAACAAAGAAGTATTCGAGGATACACCAGAAAGCAGGCTGGGAAACAGTGATTACGCAACGTCAATCACAAACACGACAGGTACTGCATCAGGAGAGACAAACGGGGGCGGGACTGATAATTCCAGTTATTCCGATCATGAAAACCTGATTGAAACCGGGTTCGATGGCCCGCAAGGCGAGATATTGAAAAAGAACCGTGACAGTCTCGTTGACGTGATAGGCGCAATGGTCGATGAATGTTCAAAACGCATTTTTTTGAAACTGCATATGTATAATTAGAAAAAAAGAAGGGAGTGAAAAAACATGGCTGAAAACGGAAAACTGCCGGAACCGATCATTAATCCGCCAAGCTGGCTGTCCCTCCCGTCAGCGTGGGACTGGTCGCTGTCCTACGCAGAAAATCTGCGTAAACTGGTGTATAACGTCAATGTTATTATCCAGTATTTGCAGGATTTACAGACCAACTATGAAGAATATACAGATAAAAAAGTAGCAGAATTAAAAGCGTATGTTGACGCGGCCGATCAGACACTGCATAAGTATGTCGATCAATTGAACGCGCGCATGAAGGAATACGTTGACACGCAGGATTTAGCGTATTGGTCTCGACACTTGGAAGATGTGCAGCGTCTACAGAATAACATTGACACTTTGCGCGCGTACTGCGATCAAAATTTTGAGGACATCCGTACAAAACACGCACAGGACATTGCGGGACTGTATGGCGCCTTGCAGTCACAGTATGAACAACTGACTGCATACACTGACAGACAGATTGATGTATTGCAGGCGTGGACGCAGGAACAGCTGGACGCACTGAGGCTGGAAGTAGATGAAATCAATGAAGATGGATTCAGAATTGATAACCCGACTACGGGTGAACGTGACCACGTTGGAAACACTGTGAATGATGTCTACAACGCGTTGCGTGTGCATGCTATCACATGCGAGGATTTCGATGCGTGGTTTACATACTACGATAATGATTGTAATTCCTTTAGAAATCTGTTCATTTCTGCGATTGATTTTGACACAAGAGCACATCTGCTGATGTATGCACAGTACGATGAACAGGTGAACAGTCCAGCAACGGGGATGATGGTTTCTCACGCACGGGCACTTGAAGAAATTATGACATTTTCGTCTGAGCAGGCGTTGACTTGTACGGACAGGGACGGACTGGATTTAACGTGCGCGACGATTTTTGCTAAAAATTGGTCGGCATTTCAGTGGGATACTGAGAGCGTGGGTTATTTCAATACAGATTCGTTCTTAATTTTAAAATCCGCTGTGGGATTTATTTGCATTAACAAAAACGTTGCGGGCGAATTCACACCGCCAGAAACGCCTGTAGTTGGAAATGTTCAACTATATCCTTATTATCCCGGCTGGCATTATGACATAGCAAATATTATGGCTGAATTTTCATACACTGGAGGTTCAACTGTAGACGTCACCAACACTGTTATCACAAAGCTGATAACGAAAGGCGAAAAGAGAACTTCAATCAACTATACATACGCTGTTACATCTGAAAATAACGCTATATTAACATCAATTACAGCCGATCTGATCGACATATTTAATAGTTTCAACGATGCGAAAGGAGGACTAATTGCATGATGACAGGAAAAACCAGATATTATAATCTGGGAAAATATCAGAAAAACGATATTGTTGATATTGAATCGGACTGGAACGAAAATTTCAGCAAAATTGACACGCAGATGAAGGAAACTGCCGATCAAGTAGAAGAATACACAGATACTGCGGATAATATCAACAATCAGAAACCAACATGGGACAGACAGATAGCAAACTGGCGTTCTGAACTTAATGTGGCCGAAGGACAGCTGAATGAAAACTCTGCAAATGCTGTCACCGCACGAAACGTGGCAGAGAGTGCAAAAGTTACGGCACAGAAAGCACAGACTGATGTTTCCGGCGCTGATGGAATCGTTCAGCAGGCTGTCACGCAGGTGACGAATGTTCAGCAGACTAATCAAACTGTTGCAACAGGGATTCAGGGCTTGACTTTGAGAATTAAAGCACTGGAAGGCGAGACCGCTTAAAACAATTTTAATGTCGATAATCGACAATAGAAAGAGAGGAAAAAATATGAGTTTTACAAACCGCACTCCGAACTACAATCTCCCACAGTATGTCGGAACAGACAAACCCACGTTTTTGGGAGATTTCAACAATGCAATGACTACGATTGACACGCAGATGCACAACAATGCACAGAACGCGGGCGAAGGAATTACCGCATTACAACAGGCACAGGCCGCGCTGTCTCAGACGCAGGAAACGTTGACGGAAGTACAGACTGAAGTCGCGAATGTTTCCGGGATTGCAACGAATGTAAATACGAATGTTCAACAGGCACTCAGTGCGGCAAATGATGCTACAACTGCCGCTAACAATGCAACTTCTCAGATTCAACCTGCTGTGGCGGCGGCGAATAAGGCTTCAGCCGATGCGCAGGCGGCACAACAGGTGGCGAACGGGAATGTAACGACGTTGAATCAGCTGACGGAACGAGTGGAAACACTTGAAAATGAAATGGCTGAAATGACATGGGTTGATTTACGGAATTCAATATCTTCCAATTTAACACCCGGTCAATACACGCGCGCCTCTTGGTCTACAGATTTATCACAGTATCGTTATATTGTGTTCTGTCAGGCGCAAGAGGGACTAAACACAACCGGCAATGAGACAGCTAGCGGATGTAAAATAATTTTCAGCATGGCGCAATATAAAACACTTTTTGCGTGCGTAGGAGACATTGAATCGGGAGCTGGCTATATTCAATTTAACCAGGTCGGCTCACCCACGATGGGCGGCTATGTAGCTTACGGTCTAAAATAATGTCTATTATCAAAGGAAACTTCTGGCTCAATTCTTCACAAATGCAAAATAACGCTGAAATCCTATGGCCTGCTATGCAGGCCTTTGGATGGAGCGATTGGGCGATTGCGGCTATTTTGGGAAATATGCAGACAGAATCTACCCTAAATCCGGGTATATGGCAATCACTTCGAGAAGGATGGCTAAACGGTGGGTTTGGTCTAGTGCAGTGGACGCCTGCAACCAAATTGTTTTCGTGGATGGACGAAAACGGGTATACCCGGGATGATTATGAGGGACAGTTAGCGCGAATTAAGTGGGAACGCGATAACGGGGAACAGTATTATTCCACGTCAGCATATCCGCTTTCATTTGACGAATTTCTACATTATGAGCCCACAGACGGGGAAACGGATGAAGAAGCGTGTAAATATTTAGCGGCTGCTTGGGTGAAAAACTATGAACGACCTAAAAATCAGAACCAGCCACAAAGAGGAGTGCAGGCTTGGCGGTGGTTCCAGATTTTTCATGATAATATCCCCAATCCGCCTGACCCTGAACCGCCTGAACCACCTGTCCCGCCGGAACCGGATGAACCGGATAACGAGTATAAATATCTCTGGGAATGCGGCGGTGTGTTCTGGATTCTGATACGGTCGGAATATACGCCTTACGCGCTCTCTAGTACAGTGAAACGGGTGAGTAAAGACATTGTGATTTATCAGGGCGTACAATTTAAGGCAATCGGAGGAAATTATTACAAGGCAATTAGAAAGGGTGTGTAAATATGAAACAATTCGATAATGTTATAACATTCGCAGGCGCTATTCTCAGCGCAATAGGTGGCTGGCTGGCGGCTGAGGCTGAGACGGTTTTCCCTGTACTGGTGATTCTGCTAATTTTGATGATTATTGACTATGTCAGCAGATTGACTGCGTGCTGGAAGTCAGGAACTTTAAACAGCAAAAAAGGGGCAAAAGGAATTGCGAAAAAAATTGGTTATCTGCTTATCATCTGTTGCGCTATGTGTTTTGATTTCATTGTATCTTATTGCGCTACGGGTGTCGGAGTTGAGATTCAAAATCGATTATTATTTGGTATGATTGTTTGTGTCTGGTACTGCTTAAATGAAACGCTTAGTATTATTGAAAATGTGGGCGAATTTTCATCGGTACCAGAATGGCTAGCAAAACGAATTGAAAATGTTCGTAATTCTGTAGCTGAAAAAGGGAGTGGTGAGGATGATTAAGGCGTTAGACGTATCAAGCAATCAAGGAAAAATTGACTGGAAAAAAGCAAGAACTGGAGTTGATTATGTGATACTGCGAAGCGTTTTGAAAAGCGGTAAAACAGACGCGTGTTTTGCAGAAAACGTGAAAGTATTAAATGAAATTCAGATGCCTTATGACGTTTATAAATATGTATATGCCACCACGATTGAAAATATCAATCGTGAAGTATTCGATACTATAAAATGTATTCAGGATAACAGCGCGAAATGCAAACGTATATGGCTGGACATTGAAGATGGTTCATTACAGGCACTGGGAAGAAGCGCACTGACTACGCTTGTAGAAACTGGTGTTGAAGCAATTCTGAAAAATGGTTTTTATGCGGGTGTTTATACAGGGTATAATTGCCTACGCGAAAAATGGTTCGATTTGCCGGATGTACCGTTGTGGATTGCGAGATATCCGTTTTCTATGACGTATGAAATTCATAGTGAAATTCCAGATTTATCTTTTGTCTCTGCTTATGACTGGGCAGGCTGGCAATACACTTCACGCGCAGACATTAACGGAGTTTCTTCTTTGTGTGACTTGTCCGTGTTTAATGAAGATATTCTTACACCCTTTTGGGACGACAAGACCGTATATTTGGAAAATCTGATATATGGTGAAAGCATTGCCGCGGCTCTCGAAGAAATCGGCGTTGATGGCAGTTTTGAAAACAGATGCAAAATTGCACTTAGAAACGGAATAGGGAATTATAGCGGAACTGCGGAACAAAATTTAGAATTGCTTAGAAGGCTCAAGAATGGCGAATTACTGAAAATTTAAGTTGACGTGTTGTTATAATCATGGTATAATAGTATTTGGGGAAAAAACGTTTTTTCCTTTGTCATTTTTTATCTTTCCTTGGGAGTGGTGTCCGATTTATCGGACACCACATCTTCGCGTGAAGTTAACATAATTTTGATGAATAGTTGACGTATGATTAACACTTTTTGTTCAATGTAGAGTTGATGTAATATTGATAAATAATTATCGTTTATTACGATACTGCGTTAGTTGTGTCTAACTATAATAGCTGAATATGCGCTGTTAAAGATGCAAATTTTTTGTTTGACATAATACACATAATTTGATATAATTAAGACGTAGCATAAATGATGATTTAATTTTTAGGGAAGAAGGTGAATGGCTGTGAAGCTGATGCTGGCGATTATGATTTTCATGGCTGCATTCAGTGCTCTGATGGCGTGCGCTATAGGGATACTGAAAATTACTGAAGCGTTGATGTGGCTGTTTTTTGGTGATTAAGCGGTTGAGCGCGTAGGCGGTTTCGATTTTGCGCGATGTAGTGAGACTTTGAAATTTGGTTCCTCACAGTGCACAAATCGGGGCCGTGACACCCAGGG